GCGTATTCGTGTGGCCTCAGCACTGCCTTGTGCGTGGTAGCGCCCAAGCCGTTTATCGCCGCGCGTCCTTGATTCGTAGCGGCTCTGACCAGCGCCGCCATCCCGAACTTGGTGATCAGCTTGGGCGGCAGCCCAAGCTGCACGCCTAGCCACGTCATGGGGTCATGGCGCTGCTCGGTCGAGGCCGTGACCCACTTGCGGAAAACACCAGTCATCGGGGGAAGTTCGTGGGCCAATGTGTCTTCAGATATCCTTTCTAGTGTCTCAGGCACGTGCTCGATTGTGAATAGCTTCGTGTGATTAGCGTATGCCATAGCTGCACCCGCGTAAGCCATCTCCATGGCCGCTTCGCTGAGGGCAGCCATCTGCTGAGCGTCGAAAGTGAATCTCGATTTGATTTTGGCTGCATAATCTCTGGTGCCAGCGTGCTGCCCAGCGCCTATGGCGTCTATCGCCTCGCGCACGGGGGCCTTGGGTCTTGTGTATTTGGTGCTGGCGCCGAAGAAGTTTGTGGCCATCAGGTTGGTGCGCCAGGGCGTGCCGGCGCAGAGCCACTGACACGTTGCCATGCACAGCATTCGCATAGTGCGCGGCCGCGCACCGCGGCGTACGCAGCTGCTGGCTGCACTGCTCACTTGGTCAGGGTACTCGTAAGGGTCGTAGTTGCTGTTCTTGTACCACGAGCCCGAGACGAAGTTGTTGAGGTTGGGCGTTAGGGGCATTGTTGGCAGAGCCCCGCTGGTGTGCATGTTGTATTGCAGGAACTCGCCGCAGTGTGGGCTGACTAGTGTCTTCCTGGCCTGGAGATCATGCCCTTGCGCCCGGTGCTCGTGATAGTAGGCAACGGCGTGGTCCCAGCGCAGGCCAATGGCGATCTCGTCATCACCGCACATGCGGCGCATGCCGCATGGCTGGTGGCCGTCGCGCAGGGTGACCCTCTCCACAGCCAGGTCTGCATAGGCCTGGTGCAGCATCGTGTTGTCGCGCGCAGTGTCCCGCTCACCGCTGGACAGCCCTTGGTTGCTCAGTTGGCTGTCGAGCATGTGCTGTAGTTGCGCCTTTGCCACCCACAGGGCGGCCGCCGCTTGGTCGTGCGCGCCGTTTTTGGCATACTGCACCGCTATGATACAGTTGTAGAGGCACCTTGTTAGTGTGGTGTGCGTGAGGTTGAAATCGCTGTAGTC